AAGAAGGTTGCAATGGAAGGAGAAATTTACTATGGCGGTGCTGAAGAATTTTGATAGAAACGAATTATGCGTAAGTTGCACTTGCAGTTGCGATGAGGGAGATACAGATTAAAATTGATAAATATGATAAATATGATAAATCTCACTATGCCTTTTTATCATGTACGAATGGCAAATTTTATTATGCAGACATTTGTATGACGGAAAATGAATTCCATCAGTTCAAGGCATGGATTAATCGACATTAAGATTGGATGATATTATGGAATATAAGACATTACGAGAAAGAATTGAAGAACAAGCAGTATCGAATAATGATTTATCACAAAAAGAAATTGATAAAGATTTGGAGGATACATTGCAGATTTTAAAAGAATTAAGCGATGAATCAGCTTTGTACTCAACTTCTAATTTGATGAGAGAACTACAAATTATTAGAAATGGATATGAAAAAGGAGAATAAATATATGAGCAGATGGACACATGTGGCGGAAATATTTAGAATAGACAGTATAGGTGAGATTTCTGACAATGAGATTATCGAACAGTTTGGAAGAACAATTGATTGGGGAGAGATGGCAGATTTTGATTATGACGATTCTGACGAATGGGTTCAACAAGAGTTTCTTCCAATGGGTAGCGAAGGCAGTCTTCAAATGAGCATTTGGCATAATCCTATTAAAAATGAGATGGCATCTACTACAGTTTCGGTATTCGGAGATTTGTTGGACAAGACAGGCAGTTATGCAAGTTATAGATGAATACTGTGATAAGCCAACAATTTTTCAATATATACAGAACTAATTGAAACGGCAGTTTCAATGCAAAAGATAATCAATATATAGTGATTAGATAAACAATTAAATACAATATGTAGTATAAAAGAAAGGATATATAATATGGAAAAGATATTAGTTGTAGTAGATATGCAAAATGACTTTATAGATGGATCACTTGGTACAGAGGAAGCACGAAATATTGTTGAGCCTGTTTGTGAAAAAATTATAGAATTTGGAGGACAAATTTTTGTAACTCAAGATACTCATTCAGATAATTATCTTGAAACTTTGGAAGGAAGACATTTGCCGGTAGAGCATTGTATTGCAAATACCGAGGGTTGGTTGATAAATTCATTTATAAGAAATGCATTAAAATCTAAAAATTATGCTTTTATAGAAAAAGAAATATTTGGTTCAATGAAACTTGTAGACCAGATAGCAAAAATATTGGACAAGGGAGTCAAAGGTTCAATAGAGATAGTAGGATTATGTTCAGACATATGTGTGGTATCAAATGCACTAATGTTGAGAAGTGCGTTTCCTAATACAGAAATAACAGTAGATGCTTCTTGTTGTGCCGGAGTTACACCAGACAAACATAAGGCTGCGATGGAAGTTATGAAGAGTTGTCAGATTAATGTAATTGGAGAATAAATATGGACAAGTATATGAGTGTAATAACCAATTTTGGGTGTCATTATTCATGCCCATATTGTATTGTAAAAAACAATAATCTTCATATTCCTAAGACTACACTTGATGGGTTGAATTTGTTAAAGAAAAAGATAGAAGATAATAAGTGTAATTGGGTCTCTATCTCTGGTGGAGGAGATCCATTATGGAATTTTGAAAATCACATTGATTGGTACAAGAGATTTTTTGAAATAACAGAGGGTATCAATATTGAATTGCATACAAGCATGCCGAATGTAGATGGAGTTCCTTATCTGTTTTTTGAGAGAGTAGTATATCATTTACATGATTTCGAGCAATTAAAAACAATCAAACGGAATCATAGTTGGCAGATTGTCAGAGTTGTTTTTGTAGTTACAGAACGGTTTACAAAAGATTTAATAGATAAGATTGCAACTTATTGTCATGATTCAGATAATATTGATGAATTAAGTTTTAGACAAATGATGGATAATCACTATGAAGAAACTGATTATTGTAGAGAATATTTAAAAGAAGGACACCAAAAGCGTTGGTGGTATATTGAGCAAAATGATTACAATTTATACTATTGCGAAAATGAAGTTTATACAGAGTACAGAAAGATTGGAGAATAAATATGATTAAAATTAATGGAGATATTGTAACAATTAATAAATTCCCTGATGGAACACCAAGAATAAATATTGATGTGAATAGTATCGAAGAATATGATTATGACGGTTCGCCTTGTATTTGGCTTGATTGGATATATGAAAGCAATGATGAGATGTTTTATTTAATGTTGATAAAGAAACATCTCGAAAGATTTAAAACAAATGTGAATTACTATTTGAATCTTCCATATATTCCAAATGCTCGAATGGATAGAGTTAAAAATAATGACGAAGTATTTACTCTAAGATATTTTTGTGAATTTATTAACGGGTTAAACTTTTCGGGTGTCTATGTCTTAGATGCTCATAGTGATGTTTCTACGGCATTGCTTAATAATTGTTTTGAGGAAAATCCAAAGGAATATATTGAACAGGCAATTGCAAAAATTGGAGAGAGAAATCTTGTTCTTTATTTCCCAGATGCAGGGGCGGCAAAAAGATATTCTGATTTATTTCCTGAACTTCAATACTGTTATGGAGAAAAGAAACGAGATTGGAAAACTGGTAAAATTCTCGGATTAGACATCAGAACGAATGGAATTGATTTAGATGATAAAGCCGTGTTAATGATTGATGACATTATTGCTTATGGTGGCTCGCTGTATTATAGTGCAGAAGAATTGAAGAAAAATGGTGTAAAAGAAATTTACGCATATGCTACACATACAGAAAACTCAATTCTTGACAAAGAAAAAGGTACTTTAATTAAATCTTTGGAGAATAATACTGTGAACAGACTGTTTACGACAAATAGTTTGTTTAAGGGTAATCATGAAAAAATAACAGTTATGGAGGTCGAAGAATTATGAATAATACAATGGCGTTGCTACTATCAGACACTTATAAACAGTGCCACTCGCGAATGTATCCCAAAGGATTAACTAAGCTAGTATCATATTGGGTGCCTCGAAGATCAATGTTAGAGAACAGAAACAAGATGGTTTTCTTTGGATTACAGGCATTTATCAAAGAATATTTAATGGGATATTTCCAAGAAAATTTCTTCGATTTGCCAGAAGATGAAATGGTGTCTCTTTACACTGATTCAATGGATATACAGATTGGTAAGGACAATTATGATTTAGACAAGATTGTCCAATTGCATAGATTAGGATATTTACCACTAGAGATAAGAGCTTTGTCAGAAGGAACACTTGTACCAATGGGAGTTCCATGCATTGAGATTACAAATACAAATGATGATTTTGCTTGGCTTGTACAGTGGATTGAATGTATCCTACAGGTTGAACTATGGAAACCTTGTTGCCATGCAACAATCGGTCATATGTATCGTGAGATTGCGGATTATTGGTACGATAAAACAACTGATGGATTGTCGGGAGACGTGGCTTGTGCGGACTTTGGTATGAGAGGAATGTCTTGTATGGATGAAGCTGTAAGATGTTCAGCTTCGTGGCTACTTTCGTTCAATAAAACATCAACAATTCCGGCGATTAACTATATAGATAAATATTATAATGCTGATTGTAAAAAGAACGGAATTGGATTAGGTGCTGTATCGACAGAACATTCTGTTATGGGTGCAAATTTCTCTATTGACGGAGATGAAATTACATTCGTGAAGAGACTTTTGACTGAACTTTATCCAAATACATCATTTAGTATGGTCTCAGATACATATGATTATTGGAATATGATAAATAATATTCTTCCGCAATGTAAAGAAGAAATTATGAATCATAATGGTAAACTTCTGGTTCGTCCTGATAGTGGTGATATTGTAGAAATTTCAGTTAAAACAGTTGAAAGACTATGGGATATCCTTGGTGGCTCTATAAATAGTAAAGGATATAAAGAGTTAAACCCTCATATAGGAATCATTTACGGTGATGGCTGTACCCTTTCTAATGTAGAAACAATTTGGAGAGAGTTGGAGAAACGTGGATTTGCAGCCAATAATATTGCTTATGGTGTAGGAGCTTTTTGTTTTACGGCAATTATGGAGAATGGAAAGATGATAGTTGCTACGAGAGATACTTTTGGAATTGCTATGAAAGCAACTTATGGAGTAATTGATGATAAGAAATTAATGATTTTCAAAGACCCAAAGACAGATACAACTCATCTAAAGAAATCTCATAAAGGTTGTTGTAAAGTCTATTATGAAGACGGCGAATTAAAATGTCAAGACCAATTACTTGAAATGAGTGATGACAGTTTGCTTACTACTGTATTTAAAAATGGAGAATTGATAAGAGAGGATTCCTTTATGGATATCAGAAATAGAATGTACGGAGGAAAATAAAATGGATTTTTATCTTCAAGCTAATAATTCTTATAATAGACTAGAAGAAGAGTTTAAGAAATATGGAAAGCTCATCTTTTGTGTAGATTTTGATGATACAATTTATGATTTTCATAAAAAGGGTAGAACATATGAAAATGTTATTCACCTTTTGCAAAGATGGGAGAACTATTCAGAAGTAATTATCTTTACTGGCAATGGCGAAGATAAATATGAGATGATTGAAAAATATCTGAATGATAATCACATTAAATATAGAGGTATTAATTGTGATGCTTCGGTTGCATTTTCAGGAAGAAAAATTTATGCCAATGTTTATATTGATGATAGAGGAGGACTAATTCAGGTATATTATGAACTATTGACATTAATTGAGAAAATCGAAAAGGGAGAGATTACACATGAATAATTTTGATGCAAAGAAAGTAAAGAATGAGATTGTACAGTGGATTAAGGATTGGTTTAATGAGAATGGTAAGGGATGTTGTGCAGTGGTAGGCATTTCGGGCGGTAAAGATTCTTCTGTTGTAGCCGCATTATGTGTTGAAGCTCTTGGAAAGGATAGGGTATTTGGAGTTCTTATGCCACAAGGTGAGCAGTCAGACATTGATTTTTCTTATAAGCTTGTTAGACATTTAGATATCAATAATTGCATTGTAAATATTGGCGATACGATTTCCACATTGACAAATGAAATAAAACCAAAGTTAAACAATCAATGGTCGAAACAAACATCTACGAATCTGCCGGCGAGAATTAGAATGACTACACTTTATGCTGTATCTCAAACCATTAATGGACGAGTGGCAAATACTTGTAACCTTTCAGAAACTCTTTTATCTTGGGAAACCAGATGGGGAGACTCTGTTGGAGATTTTTCACCATTGAGTGATTTGACGGTTGAAGAAGTTAAAGCTATTGGTTTTGAACTTGGATTACCAAAAGAATTAATTGAAAAAGTTCCGTCCGATGGCTTGTGTGGAAGTACAGATGAAGACGCTCTAGGATTTAAGTATTCTGTAATGGACAAGTATATTAGAACAGGTGAAATTGATAATACGGATATTAAAAATATAATAGATGAAAGAGTAAAGAAGTATCAATTTAAAAGAATGCCAATTCCGTATTTTTCAACAGGATTGAAAAGATACGTTGATTAATGTTGGCTGATTAATTATAGAGTTAAATTATTGTTTTTAACGGAGAATTTCTATTATGGAAGAAATAAAAATTGACTGTGTTTATGATTATCAAGGCTCAACACATTCATACCTGACTGTACGCATTATGGATGTCGATAATTTTGAGATATATTCATCTCATGGAGATCTCATTGAAAAAATACACGATGTGGCTGATTGTTTATATATTTTGTATTTGGTATCCATAGGGGAATATCCACGAAAGGAAGTATCGTTATGAGTTTTACAAAAACATTCCCAATCAATACAGGAACATTTGTTGTTGTTCAAGTAGGAAATGCAAAGAGATTGGGTACAGTGGCTTGTTATCAATGCGTAACAGAGGAGGATAAAGAAGATGTGGTTATTCCCCTATGGATA